TTTACATTTACCGATAATACATATTCGTTCAACTTTATTTTTCTTGCCAAAATAGATATAGTCTAAACAATTTTTAGAATATTGATTTATCATTCATATCAACTCCAAAATCTTTCAATCTTTTTACCGCCAATTTAATGTACCAATCTCTATCCAGCTTCTTTGGTATTTCAAGATTGTTCACATCCTCATTGATGATGAAGCACCTTTCGGGGGTATCAGCAAATTTTTCAGGATTCTTTTGATGGTTCTTTACTTTGAAAATTCCACCATCTGCCTTTGAGTTAGAAGCAAATACCCTGAAGCATTGTTCCTTTTGAACTTCACCACCTGTGAAAACCCTAATGGTTTTTAATCTGTTGTTTTCATCACGAATTTTTTCTTCAGTAACTGTTGGGTTATACAAGGCATATAAATATTTGTTGCTTACTTTTACAATCTTTTGGAATTCCCTCAATTCATTACATTCTTCAATAGTCTTTTGTGGATGTATTCCATGAAGCAAATATTCCTTCAGTGCCTTATTGACAATTGGAAGGTCATAATCAAGGCTGTTCAGCTTCTTCACATAAGCACCTTTTGACTTGTAACCACCATCAAAATCAACAATTACATAGTTGTTTACATCCTTCTGAAATATCTTTTTATAAGATTCAAATTCAAGCTGCATCCTGGTTCTTTGTTCCCATTCGTAACAAATATCATCAATCAGTTCATAATCATCTTCTTTGAACAGCTTGATGATTAAACCATCAGTATTTGATTGAATCAATTGACAATGGCCTTCAAGCATTTCAATTAAATCCAGCAGCAGAAGTTGACCACCAACACAAACATTGTTTGCTTGCCTTGGGTCATATAAAGCATTGTTCTTGTTCTTCATTGCACCATAAGTGCTGTTCAGAACGATTTTATAAGGTGCTTGCATTGGGTTCTTTTCTGCCTTCAGCCTTAATCTTTCATCCCTGATTTCCCTGTACTTATTTGGGTTTGAAATATTCCTGCTAATGAAGTTGTATTCAATCATCAATGCTGGATAATAGGAAGCCACATCAATATTGATGAAATAACCTTCTCCGCTGTATTTGGGAAGCGCACCATGCAACCCACCCCAGGCAAACACATGTGGAATACCAGCCACTTCCAATTCAAGAGTTTTACTGTAATCCCTATTCAATGGGTTCTTATACCAATTCAATACTTCTTTGTACTTTCTAATTCTCAAAGTATCAGGGAATTGAATTTCAAATTCATCATTATGTGTTTTCTTGTTTGCCCCAAGGATAATTGCTGAAAGCTGTGCTTTAGTTTTGGATATATATGAGATTGGCAACTTAAAAGTTTTTATCAAAGAAAGATGACTTTCAAATTCTTCCTTTCTTTGAATGAAAACTTCAATGGTCTGTTCAACATCATGTCGACAATACTTAATCGTTTCTTCAATTTCTTCAGGTGTCAACTCTCTATCTATATCAAAAGGTACACTAGATTCTTTAATACTGTTGCCCATGAATCCTTCAAGCTGCTTCAAACCATGAAAGCTGGTCATTATATCATAATTGTTCAATGGGATATTGTTTAAAAGACTTGAAAATTTCCAACCTGGATTCTTCTTAACAATGATGTAATCATTCATTGCTTTTGCATCAAACCCACACAACAAAGCTTTCAAAATATACTGGTCATAGTTCCTGGAATTATACCCAACCCAAATATCATGCTTGTTGTCATCATAAAGTTCTTGAAGTTTATCCACATCATTCACAATGACATGTTCTTTTTTATTTGTTACATCAATGACCACAACCAGCCAATCATATTTGAACACTTCAAAGTCATAAAATAACATAATTCACACCCCTTCAGTATAAGAATAATATTTATGGTTATACTAATAATAGGGAAGTATGCGGTACAGTTAAAAATATAAGTGTACCGCCATCCCAGCCTTACCTATTCAACTTCATATACATCTGTTATTTCATAGGTACTGAAGCCTTTTTTACCTGCTCCATATTTCAAGCCATATTCAAGCACATCATCAATTGCTTCATGAACATCCATCAATAGTTGTCCATACTGTGCATAAGTCTTGAACTCAATATCAAGTCCACTATCCAAAGAACGAATAAACTCATTTGCAATATGAATTTGAAAGCCTTTAGTGATTACCTGATTCATGAAAATTAAACTTCCTTTGTATTCACCAGCAAGAACCTTCATCCAACAACTAACCATTGGGTCACCTGCTTTAGATTCAACCAATTCCAACTTCTCAATTCTCACTTCATACTGCCCATGAGGAACTTCCTTGAAATTTGCCCCATTTTCCGCTGCTTCCTGAACATCTTTTACTAATCTCTCTGTATCAATTGCCTTATCAAATTTATCCCATACGTTTGCCATTTTTCATTACCATCCTTTCAAATTTGGTTATTTATTTTTGTTTGAACTTGTTCAATTAATTTGAACAATTTGTTTTTATTAATCCTTGGTGCTTCAAGGATTAATTGCATTTCTTCCATTGCTTCCTGAATGTCTATGAAACATCTTGTATTACTTTCAAGTGATGCTTCATATGACCCAATGTCACTTTGTTCTTTGTCCTGTGCATCTTCAACTTCTTCTTGTAATATTGAAATTAAGTTTTCAAAATATGTTTCAACATCATAACCCATATACTTTTCAACTAAATATAGAAAATCTTTTGGTTGAAGTAAAGTTTCAACCGAACCATCTTTCAAAGAAATTACATCAGCCATCATTCACCCCTCTTTTTCCTTGTTCTTCTTACAGGCTTTGTTTCTTCACTAGCAGCTTCAAGGTCAGCTTTTTGTTCAGGTTCTTGAACTTTTTGGGTAAAAGAATCCCCTTCATTGGTATTTTCAGCATTATCTTCAGCAGGGCCAGATGTTTCCTGTGTTTCGTCTTTTGCTTTTCTACCCCTCCTGGTGCTTCCTGAATCAGTCTTTTCTTCTTCAGAAGGTTTTGTATCATTAGAAGGTGTTTCTACTTTTGCGCTGGAGCTTCCTTTAACAGCTTTGGCATTGGCTTCATCATAAATCTTCATGAATTCATCATAATCCAGTGGAATAACTTTTTTTGTAACATTAAGCCTTCCACCGCCAAATATGACTTCATTTGTCTTGAATGAAAGGGTTCTTTCTTCACCATCAGCAACAACTCTTGCCACAATATCAACCATTCCAGCAACCTTGTTTGCAACTTTGTCCTGAAGGTTTGGCTTAATAGCTGTGATTTTATCACCGCTTTTGCGGGTAATGTCCTTACTTCTATCCTCATGGCTGATAAGAACAATATTTTCATAATCAAGGTTCATCAGTCTTTTCAGGGTTGAAAGGAATTCAGTTCTAACCTTATCCCAAGCACTGAAAGAATCATCTGATTCATGGGTAATATTTAGCTTGTCATACATGTAAAGTCTGCAATACTCATAAGTATCTTCCAGTAGGTCAACAACAATGGTTTTGAAGTCATTATCTTTCTTTTCCAATTCAGCAATGACATTCTTGAATACTTCCCAAGCCAGGGTTCTTTTGGTTTGTCTACCTTCAACCTTAATTTCATCTTTAATGGCAACATAAGGTGCATCTACAAACTTGATGTTTCCATCAGTGTTCAACATAAGCGGGTCAGGGAACTTATTTGCAAGGAAGGTTTTACCGCTGAATGGCGCACCATAAAGCCAAACAGCCTTCTTGCTGATTTTTTCAATATTCCTTCTTTCATTTTTAGGTAATAACATATAATCCACTCCTTTTTCACAAAATTCCTGGTATTCGCACCAGTTACATAGATAACTTGGTTCTTTTTCAAATTCTTTGGTTTCAAGTATCTTTTTGATACCTGAATAAAATTCAATAACTTTGCTTGCATCAAATTGAACCTGAACAACTTTGACTTCAGATTTTTCAAGTTCTTCCCTGATTCGCTTCCTGAAGCTTATAATATCTTCTGACTTTTTCTGTTTGATGTTCACCTTTGGAATGAACACGAAGTTCAGGTTGCGAACCTTTTTCTTATACTGCTTTTCAAAGAAGTATTTGTATAGGTGAAGTTGGTCAGATTCAAGATAACTTCTGACATTGTTTGTGTATTTGAAGTCATATATGTCATAAGTTCCATCATCATTTTTTGAATTCAAGTCAATGAATCCAATAAAATCTGAATCAGCCACTGTTAGTTCATATTCCCCATCAGGAAGAACTTCCTGAACCTTTGGAATTAAATATTCCAGTTTAATAACTTCATTGATATGTTCATCATCAATAATTGGAAAGCTGTCATAATAAGCCTGAACCCCAGCCGCAACACCTTCTTCAATACCTTCATGCATTGCAGTTCCAAGTATCAATGCATTATTGGCATCTGTATTTGGTAAAGTTTTTATTCTGTCAATATATCGCATTTTGTACTTGAATTTGCAACTTTCAAAGCATTCAAGTCTTGAATGTGAGTATTGCATTTTATCACTCCCTTCACTATGTTCTTGAACTGTTCAAACCCTTCAGGATAAAGGATTATTCCAATTCCATTTGCTTCATTGGTAAGTCTTATGTTGTATTTCTGAAGGTCTGAAGGTTTACCAACTGATGATTTTAGTTCAACTTCAACATAGATTCCATTGATACAACATATCAAGTCAGGAATTCCTGACTTTTGAAATCCACCACCCCAAATTTTTATAAACTTTATTGGGTGACCTTCTTTTTTCAACTTATTCAACCAACCTTTTACTTTGTTTTCAAACTGCTTTTCTGCTGCCATTATTATTCAGTCCTATTCATTGCACTTATCAAAGCTAATTGTTCTGCTAAACTCTTACATTCATTTTCAACATATTCTTTACTTCTACATTCATAATCAAGTGGAAACATAGAATCTATTGATTTAAGTTTCTTGTAAGTAATTTCATCCATCAAGTTATACTTGTAAGCAGTTTCAAGGTCTCTACCATCATCACAATGGGCACAATCAAAGCCAAACCACCATAAATCTGATTGAATTGGGTACATGCTTCCATTTCCACCACCTGCAAAAGTAACACCGCCATGAACATCAAAGTAAACATCAGGTGAAATCAACCCTTCTTTAACAGTCATACATATCACTGGTATAATTCCTCTTTTGCCAATTGGTTTATCAACTATATCACTATAGGATAAACATTCATCACTGTAATCTTTACCATACGAAGGGTGATAGTTTAGTAAACCTACATAACCGCACCTATGCCCCATCTTTTGCATTACTGCAATACATCTTAAATTGTTATGAATAAAATCACTTTCAATTTTCCACTTTTCCATTATTTCACCACCACTTTCACATAAGCTGATTTCTTTGAAGTCTTGGAACATTCAGTTGCAATATCAGGATATTTCTTTTTCAGTTTTGCTGAATCAATACTTGTTGCAGTAGTTTCAGCTACATAAGTAAGGTTTAGAATGTCACTTTCAAACTTCTTGATATTACATTTTTCCATGGCTTCTTTTAACTTTGCTTTTAATGCTTTTTCAGTTTCTTCAAGTTTCTTCTTTTCAGTTACAATATTTGCAATCTGATTAAGAACCGCAACTTGACCTTGTTTGAATAATTCCATTCCTGATTCTTCAATTTCTTCCATGATGGAATCACCACAATCTGATGGAAGCATTCCACAAACTTCATCACATTTATCCTTTAGTTCACATTCAAAACAACATCCATCAAACTTACCTGTTGGGCATGAATTCTTACATTTAATCATTTTTCAAATCCCCCTTTCATAATAGATACTTCTTTATGTTGAAGCCCAAAGTTTTGGGCATCTTCATGACTTTCAAAATAAATGTCAATAACTTTATTGTCATACTTTTCAAGAACCCACTTTGCAATTTTATCTTGAACTTCATATTCACCAATTCCATCAATGTTTATCTTTGTTCCTAATGGAAGTGATGCTGCAACTGAAACACCTTCTTGAAGTTCTTTACCTGCTGCACCAACTACAATTCCATTTGATCTGTTCTTTGCCCAATCACCACAACATATTTCACATGGGCAATAAGCAGTAATTCTATATTCACCAAGAACTTCAGCAACTGGTTCTTCAATAATTGGTTCAGTGGGTTCACTTGTTGGTTCAGTAACTTGAACTTTAGGTGTAAAAAAATATGGTTCTAATGTTGGTGGCATTGCTTCTTGTGCAATGGTTGGTTTAGGCTTTACTATCAATACAGTTATGGATGCACCAATCACCATTGCAATAACTAATGTTATAATCCAAACTGTGAACAACCGCTTATAATTTATTCTCATAGGCTTCAAAGAGTTCATCTGTATAATCCTTTCTCATTTCTAAATTTTTAAGAATATCTTCTTCTACACTATCAATACATATCATTAGGTAGTAGAAGCACCGCTTATTTTGTCCTATCCTGTGAACTCTTTTCTTTGATTGTTCAAACAGTTCACTTGATTGTGGAAGGGTAAAGTATATTACTTTATTTGCTTTCTGTAGGTTCAATCCCATTGCCCCTGCTTGATATTGAACAAAGGTTATTGAATTATCATGTTTATTGTAAGCTTCCAAATCCTTTGTTAAACCATTTATTATTGATACTGGTTTATCTTCAATCAGGGTCATCATTGCATCCAGTTCATCATTGAAGTTGTAAAATACTATCAACCTATCATCAGTGGATGTAACCAAATCTTTGAATGCTTCAAGCTTGTTTTGATTATAATGACCACATAACATTCTTGCATATAGTCTTTTAGTTAAAGCATGGTCACCAACCAATTCCTTATCCTGAATAGTAATAATTCTGCTTTTCATGAACTTCCTATATTCTTTACTTGTGCCAATCATAACCTTATTAAATACTTGTTCAGGAAGTTCAACCACATCTTCAGATTTCATGAATATTGCTCCATGCTGCTTTAATTTCATTTTCAATCTATCAACATTTTTGTAGCCAATAACATCTTTCCTGAAAAACCCACTATCTTCTTCAACCCATTCAGTTTCAATGTACTGTTTCCAGTATAGGTCTTTACTAATATTCCAACCCAATAGGTGAAGTTGTGACCATAGATTTTCATACTTACCAGCAGTTGGTGTTCCTGAAAGTAATACTACATTATCAGGTTTCAATTTAAGAACAAATTTTGACCTTTTAGCAGTTTCATTTTGTATCATGGATGATTCATCAAGCATCAGTGAAAAGTCTTGTAATTGAAGCAATTCTTTTCTTCTGAAGGTTAATTCATAGTTGATGACACCAACACTTATTCCAAAACCCAAATTATCAAAGAAACATTCAAACTGCTTTTTATTGGTCAAGTCATAAGCAACTATCGTTGGGTAGTTCTGATTGAAGTGGTCAATCCAATCATCAATCTTTGACTTTTGACATATCAACAGGTTCACTTTAGAATTAAGGATTTTCAGCTTTTCACTACCAACAAAAGTTTTACCAAGTCCCATATCTAAGTAATAAGCTACATGATTAAAATTTTTAGTTTCTTCAAGTGCTCTTACCTGATGCGGATATAATTTAATTTTCATCATCCTCTTTCACAAGTTCTACAAACTTACCATCTGTAACAATAAGAGCTACACCAACTTCATGTATTGATTCAGCGCTTTCCA